TTGATATGAGTAGTAACAATCCAAATCGTTTTAAGTATAGTGAGGAAGATCTCCTTAAAGAACTTAAAGACTATATTTCCGCAACTTACAATGCACATTACTCTGCTGGTAATGATGCTATTCAAACTCTAGATTTGATTGACGCTTGTGGAGACGCTGAGGCATTCTGCCGTAGTAATATCTTAAAGTATGCCTCACGATATGATCGTAAAGGCACTGCCCGTCGTGATATAATTAAGATCCTTCACTACGGTTTGCTTCTCCTTCACTTCTCTGACAAATCCGCGATTCGCGACACTTATCCACAATGATGAAACTGAATCCTAATACTATGAAACTCTCTGACAACACTCTCACTGTTCTTAAGAACTTTGCTGGTATCAACAATTCTATTTTAGTGAAAGAGGGTAATCGTCTTCGTACTATCTCTGTTGCTAAAAACATTCTTGCTGAAGCAGATATCAAAGAAGACTTCCCTCGTGATTTTGCTATCTACGATTTGAACCAGTTTTTGAATGGTTTGAGTCTTCATCAAGATCCCGATCTTGATTTTAAAGAAGATTCCTATCTCAGCATCAAAGAAGGTAAGCGTCGTGTCAAGTATTTTTATGCTGATCCTGCTGTGATTGTTTCTCCTCCAGAAAAAGAAATTACCCTTCCTACTCAAGATGTTTGTTTCCAATTGGACAGTGCCTCTCTTGAAAAACTAGTCAAAGCAGCCCAGGTTTATCAACTCCCAGACTTCTCTGCTATCGGAGATGCAGGTGTAATCAAACTTGTTGTTCGTGATAAGAAGAATGATACTTCTAACGAATATGCTATCGTTGTTGGTGAAACTGATAAAGAATTTGCATTCAACTTTAAAGTTGAGAACATCAAGATTATTCCTGGTGCTTATGATGTAGTTGTTTCTTCTAAACTCCTGGCAAAATTTACTAACACTAAGTACAATCTTACCTATTATATTGCTCTTGAACCCGATTCGACTTTTGGATGATGCGCTAGTTAGGATGAGAATTACGGGCAGCATCGGAGTTATTGTTGCCTACTTTGTCATTCTTCACGTCAGTTCTTTTTGGGGGGTCCTAATACATTTTGTTGCAGATTTGATTACAATCCCATACTTTATTAGAACTAGGGCGTGGGACCTTGTTATAATGTTAACGTTCCTACTTTCAATTAGCGTTAGTAAACTTTTGATATGAACATCTTCGTTACGGACCCATCCCCATACAAGTCTGCTACGGTTCTCCCTGACAAGCACATTGTCAAGATGCCCTTAGAGACCTGTCAGATGCTTGCTATTGTGTGCTCTGAAAAATGGGGACATAACTTTGGCACTCTCCCTAAAGCAGATGGAACCCCATATGCTACTGAGAAGGGAGCATTTCGCAATCATCCTTGCACCAAGTGGGCGAATGAATTTGTAACCAATTGGCAGTGGTTACTTGCTCACGGACTTGCTATGTGTGAAGAGTACACTGCTCGCTACGGTAAGGTTCACACCTGCCACAAGACCCTCCTAGCAGCAAAGGAGATACTCCCTACTGCAGATCCTCAAGGTCGCAGTGGGAAGGATACAACACCCTTTGTGTTTGCAGGACCTGATGAGTTTAAGTGTGATACAAGCATTGATATCTTCACTGCTTATAAAATGTATATTGCATCTAAACCCTGGGTATGCGATAATTACCTTAGGTTACCACATCGCAAACCTGACTGGATTTGACTATGTTTATTGAATATGAATACAGGCAGATAGAGGTTCCTCAAGAAATAATTGAGTTCTGTGATTATTTCACTTATGATGCAAATCGTGAGGATTTGAGATTTATTGATTGTCTTCATATGAACCTTGGTCATTATGGAAATAACATAAAAGATCTCAAGGAAATGAGGAGACGTATTATGCCAGTTTTTGAGTAACTAACTTTCTATTATTATGAGCGACTTTATTTGGGTTGAAAAGTATCGCCCGAAGACTATTGAAGAGTGTATCCTCCCTGAACAAACCAAGAAGACCTTTCAATCTTTCCTAGATAAAGGTGAGATTCCTAATATGCTTCTTTCTGGTCCACCAGGTATTGGTAAGACCACAGTAGCAAAGGCATTATGTAAAGAACTTGGGGTAGATGTTTATGTCATCAATGGATCCGATGAGGGACGATTCCTTGATACTGTCCGAAACAATGCGAAGAATTTCGCTTCGACCGTATCGCTTACGTCAGATTCTAAACACAAAGTCATCATCATTGACGAAGCTGACAACACATCCAATGATGTACAACTCCTCTTACGGGCGTTTATTGAGGAGTTCGCTGGCAATTGTAGATTCATCTTTACCTGCAACTATAAAAATAAAATCCTTGAACCCCTCCACTCCCGATGTGCAGTCATTGAGTTTGGAATCAAAGGAAAAGATCGACAATCCATTGCAGCACAATTCTTCAAGCGTCTCCAAGAAATCTTGGATACGGAAGGTGTTGAATATGATAACAAGGTCTTAGTAGAACTTGTTAACAAGCACTTCCCAGACTGGCGTCGTGTTCTGAATGAGATTCAACGATATTCTGTTAGTGGAAAAATTGATGCAGGTATTCTTGCTACATTCTCTGATGTTGCTGTAAATGAACTTGTTAAGAACCTCAAGGAAAAGAACTTTGCGGAGGTTCGTAAGTGGATCGTTTCTAATTTAGACAATGATACTACTGTACTTATGCGTCGTATTTACGATGCTTGTTATTCATCCCTTACAAACGCTACTGTTCCTGCTGCTGTGCTCATTATTGCTAAGTATCAGTATCAGGCAGCATTTGTTGCTGACCAAGAAATAAATATGCTTGCTTGTTTAACCGAAATTATGGTGGAGTGTGAATTCAAATGATTGATGTAAAACTGATTCGTATCGTAACTGGTGAAGAAATCATCGCAGAGGTTCTCTCTGAGACTGATGACACTATTACCGTTCAAAATGGTTTGGTAGTTCTTCCTAGTGCTCAGGGTGTTGGATTTGCTCCTTGGGCAACCGTGATTAATCCCGATAAACCTGAAGTTACAATGTCACGTAATCACATTGTATACATTGCAGAAGTTCAGGAAGATGTATCTAAAAAATACAATCAAATGTTTGGTAGTAAACTAATTACTCCAGATAGTAAAAAGTTGGTATTGTGATTATGAAAACCAAAATTAAAGCACAAGTTAAATCTAGATGGTACTACATCTTCTGGGGAACTGCGACAGTATCTGTAGTTCTTGGGCAGATGTATGTGGGAACTGGATATCGTTTATTGAACGGAAGTATGAATGAACTCATCAATAAGGTTGATGGAGTTTTACTTCACGAGGGTGGCGATCTTAATAAATCTAATCCCTATGATGGTTACCTATGAGTTTCATAAAAACCGATAAAAGTACTTTAGTTGAACCAAAGGTAAAAACCACCCCTCAAAATGTGGCAGAAGCAAACGATAGTTTATTTCGTGCTACAATGAATTTACCTAATGCCGCAAAGCATTGTGGTATGACCGAGAAGGAAATGAAGTTGACCTTCTGGGAATTTTTGAAATACAACAAACCTGATTATGATCAATCCAAATCTATTTGATTTTCCCTCTGTTTTTGGTGTAGTAAAATCTACTGACGGTTTGAAAAGAAATCAAACCCGCCCCCTTCGTGCAGAAGTCCAAGAAATTGCCATTGCCAAATATAGTGGCGGACAACTTAAATATGTTGGTGATACTGAAAATGGTAGAGATTTTTTTGGACTTGTAGATGATTTCTATTATGAATCAAAAGGTATGGACGGTCTTTTTTGTAAGACCATACCATGGACAAAAGAAATTACCTTAAAAAACTTTCAAGGTAAAAATTTGGGACTTCCTGAAAAGACTTTTGACTATATGCTATTGTGGGATACTAAAACATATACTGTAGGTATCTGTACTTGGGATGCTTGTATGAAGAGAACAAATATTAAAGACGCAACAGTTTCTTTCAGGGTGCATTTTGATGATATTACATTCCTTGCCAAGAATGTGATTCCAGTAGAGAAGGAAGATTTCGCTACTAAACTTTATAATTTGATTGAGGAAACAGTATGAGTATGAAATCTCTCAAGACTCCCCTCAGGTATCCAGGGGGTAAATCCCGTGCCTGTACAAAACTAGATCAATACATTCCCAATCTTGATGGGTATAGTGAATACCGTGAACCCTTTTTGGGTGGCGGCAGTGTTGCAATTCACATTACTAAAAAGTATCCACATCTTGACGTGTGGGTAAACGATCTGTATGAACCTCTCTATAACTTTTGGAGAGTTCTCCAAGATGATGGATATAATCTATATAAGAAACTTCAGGAACTTAAATCTAGATATCCTGATCCTATTTCTGCAAAAGGTCTTTTCCTTGAATCAAAGGAGTATTTAAATGATGAATCCAATAATGACGCTTTATGGCGTGCTGTCAGTTTTTATACTATCAATAAGTGTTCTTTTTCTGGTCTCACCGAGTCATCCTCCTTCAGCAAACAAGCAAGTGACTCCAACTTCTCAATGCGAGGAATTGAAAAACTCCCAGGATACACAAAGATAATTGAGAACTGGAAGATCACCAATCTCAGTTATGAGCAACTTCTTACTGATAATAAAAACATTTTTACTTACTTAGATCCACCATATGAGATTGGTTCTAATCTGTATGGCAAGAAAGGAAGTATGCATAGTGGATTTAATCACGATCACTTTGCTGTCAAGTGTGACCGATTTGTTGGTCCTCAACTTATATCCTATAATTCATCTCAACTTATCAAAGACAGATTTGATGGGTGGCAAACAGGTGAATTTGATTTAACATATACTATGCGATCTGTTGGTGAGTATATGCGTGAACAAAAAGATCGTAAGGAACTTTTACTTTTTAATTATGGAACTAAAGGATTGGTTGAATAGTATTAATCAGACTAAAGAAAATCTGATTGATGAAGATCCTTCTACTGAAAAGGAATATCCTCCTTATATTATCAATCGTTGTTTTTCTGGTCATCTTGATGCAATTATATTTGCAAATGAGATGAATAAGCATCATTTTCTTCCAAAGAAAATGCAATATGATTTTTATCTAAATAGTCTCAGGAAAAAGAAGAGATTCTCTCCCTGGCTCCGACAGGATAAAATCAAAGACCTTGATTATGTCAAACGTTATTATGGTTATAGTAATGAAAAGGCAAAACAATCTTTGAAAATTCTCACAGAAGAACAACTTAATTTTATTAAATCAAAATTTGATATTGGAGGAAAAAGATGAGCGTGGTTCAAGAACCCGAAGTGAAGTGGACACCTGAACAAATGGTTGAAGTGGTTCTTAATGAGCCAGATGACTTTTTGAAAGTGCGTGAGACTTTGACTAGAATCGGAGTGGCATCAAGGAAAGAGAAAAAAATCTATCAATCCTGTCACATTTTACATAAGCAAGGTAGATACTATCTTGTACATTTCAAAGAATTATTTGCATTGGATGGCAAACACGCCAACCTTACAGTTAATGATGTTCAACGCCGCAATCGTATTGCTCAACTGCTTGGCGATTGGGGTCTAATTGGTATTGTAGATGTCTCTAAAATTCAAGATATCGCTCCGCTTAATCAGATTAAAGTACTTGCTTACAAAGACAAGCAAGACTGGATTCTCGAAACTAAGTACAATATTGGTGCGAAGAAGAAAAAGGTTGAAGTAACCGAATAA